GCAGTGATCGGAGCACTTGAGTCATTCTTTAACTTTGCAATCGGCGGAGTCAACAAACTAGTTGACGGCATAAACTTCTTGCTGGCTGGAGTCAACGCAGTTACAGGCCTTAAACTACAAGTTGGCAAGATCCCTCAAGTAAAAATCCCTCGACTAGCCGACGGCGGTATTGTTATGCCATCGCCTGGAGGAAGCATCGTGAACGTAGCCGAGGCGGGCCAGGCCGAAGCCATCATTCCGCTGAGTAAACTTGGCAACCTAGGCGGCGGCAACACTTACAACATCAACATCAACCGCGCCAGCATTACCGGTGAGGAGATTGTCCAGGCTATTCGTCGCTTCGAGGTTAGCCGCGGTAGGTCGGTCGTAATCTAATGGCTGACGATGTATTTGTAATCAAGGACAGACTAAAGATTGAGTTCTTTATTCCAGCACTTGGCACCTTTATCTGGGGAGTAAGCAACTGGGACGACGGCGGAGTCTGGGACACCAACCCATCCAGTGCGGCATGGACTGACTTACTCTGCGAGAGCTTCGACATTCAAATGGTCAGCGGTTGCGATGTTGAATCGGGTATCTTTGTAGCCCCCTCAGCCTCAACGGCGACAATCAGAATGCAAGGCGCGAGTTACGATCCGTTTAGCACTGGCCTCATTCACGCAGGCACGCAGGTTCGAATCAGCATCGAGGCGTCGCCCGATACTAATCCTGGCGATCTAACAGTCATATGGACTGGTTACGTTCGCGATTACAGCGCGACTTACAACCAACAAGGCAATAACATCGTGACCATCCGCGCCGTCGATGGAATGCAAGACTTTCTAAACACCAAAGTTGCGAGCTACGTCGTTGGGTCACTAAATACTCTGCCTAGCGCGGTCATTACCGACATGGCTAACACCTACTGGTATGGAATCACTGCTAACTCAAACCCCGACATCTATTTCTTGGCGGCCAAAACTTACACGAATACCACCGTCGGCGAGATTATAAATGACTGCCTAGCCGCAAGTCTTGGCGCATTGTGGATGGATAGAGACGGCACGCTTAACTATCGCTCCGAGAATGACTTGCAAAACATCATCGAGGGTTACTCATTTAGTTTCTCGACCGTTCACGACCCGAATATCTTTAGCCACATTTGCATGACCGACTTAGTTATGAAGGCAGACTCTAGGGAGCTGCCTAACGAAATCATCGCGACCTACACGACCGGCGGCCAACTTACCCTCCGCAATCAAGACGCTTACGACCTTTATGGCGCGGTAGCCCTAAACGTCGACGTGCCAATCGACAACGCAACCGGCACGCAACTGTGGCTCGACCGACTAGACCTAAAGACAATCATCAGGCGCGTCGAGACCTTGAGCTTTGACGCAATATCAAGACCCGGGCAACTTTTTTACTGGTGGCTCGTCGATCGACTATTCGACCCAAACCTAGTGACCTACGACATAAACGGCATTTCATTTACCGACACCTATTTTGTAACACGACAATACGACCGAATTACCCCCACATCGTGGGACATATCACTAGAGTTATGGAGAGGTATCTAAATGGCATATCAAGAGTTTGTATCAGGAACGCCGGCACTGGCCAGCGACATAAACACCTACCTAATGAACCAATCGGTCATGGTGTTTACTAACTCTGCCGCGCGTGACGCAGCACTCACCGCGCCAAGCGCCGGCATGTTTGCCTACCTTGAGGATGTAGACCATTACACAATCTACGAGGGCGCGGCCTGGGTAAAGTTTGATGTTATTTGGAATGCCTGGACTCCAACCTTTACTAACCTAACCCAAGGCGCAGGTGCTACAACTTCTGCGTATTATGCACGCATCGGCAAGACAATCGTTGCGCAAGTTTACGTCACAATGGGCACGACACCTACTGTTGGCGGTCAGTTCTCAGTCTCGTTGCCAGTCGACATCGCAAGCTCGCAACGCACCGGCACGATTGGGACTTGCGTTATGCGAGACGCAACTGCATCGGTGTCTTATCTTGGCTCGGTGTTTGCCACCAGCTCGGCACCATCGGTTGCTCGCATGCAGACTATTGGAACGGCAGGCGCAACGGCAACTCTCTCAAGCCAGACAGCTACTAACCCATTCACTTGGGCAACTACTTCGACCTCGTATTTCACGTTTACTATCATGTATCAGGGAAGCTAATGAGTATCTTTATCTGCGACAAAGCCGACTGCCCCAACTTCGAGGTTGTTTATGACTTTGGCGATGACCACCCGGTCAGAGCCGAGTGTGGCGGTTGCCACCAAACCCTACTACCAGAGGAAAACTAATGGGCAACGTATCTAACGCACCATTTCCATCTCCAGCCGAGCCAAAGCCAGCCCCAAAGCCGAAGCCTGCTGAAGTAACCCCCGACGCTGAGTAATGGCTGAGGACTCGCCTCGTGCGACTACCCCGACACTGCTCGCCGACATAAGCAATCGCCTGGCAGTGATTGAAGCACGCCTAGAAATCATCGGAGATCATGAAGCTCGCATTCGTGACCTTGAGAAGGCACGCTGGCAGTCGGCCTGGATTACCTCGGTATCGACGGCACTTGGCACATCCGCACTTGTTACGATCATCATGAAAGGCTTTATATGATAAACCCGGCAACCTACAACATCGTCGCGCCACAGGGCGCTACCTTCGATACCACGTTTACCTTCGAGATAGACGGAGACCCGGTCGACCTTACCGGCTACGACGCCGAAATGATGATCAGAGCCACGCCACCAAGCGATTACGTTCTTAGCCTTACCGATGGCGACGGCATAACCCTAGGCGGTGCAGCTGGGACTATTGCAGTCCTTATCTCCGCAACAGACAGCGCGGCCATCGAGGCCGGCTCATACCTTTACGATCTAAAACTCACATCGGCCGGTGTAGTCACTCGACTACTTCAAGGCACGTTCCTACTAACCGCGGAGATAACTCATGGCTAACGCAGTAATCATCGTCAACGAAACAGACGCAGTCATCTCGCTAGGCACTGTTGGCCTGCAAGGTGCAACCGGCTCGCAAGGTGCTCAGGGCACGCAGGGCATTCAAGGCATTCAAGGCATCCAGGGTATTCAAGGTGATAAGGGAGACCAAGGAGATCAAGGTGATAAGGGAGACCAGGGAGACCAAGGCATCCAAGGCATTCAGGGTATTCAAGGTATCCAAGGCGATAAAGGAGACCAAGGTGATAAGGGAGACCAAGGAGATCAAGGTATTCAAGGTATCCAAGGCATTCAGGGAATCCAAGGCGATAAGGGTGACCAAGGAGATCAAGGCATCCAGGGTATTCAGGGCATTCAGGGAATAGCTGGAACTAATGGCACAAACGGCCAAGGCGTTCCTGTTGGCGGAACTACTGGGCAGCTGCTATCGAAAATCAACGCCACCAATTACAACACGCAGTGGACTGCTCAATCGGCTCTAACTATCGCTCAGTCTCAAGTTACAAACTTAGTTACTGCATTGGCCGACAAAGCACCCTCTACAACCGCAACATTTACTGGCGGTTACGGCGATGTATCTGTAACCATAAACTCTATAAATGACGGAGATTTTCCAAGCGACATTTTTCAAGTTAAAAATGTTAACAACGAAGTAAAACTAAAGGTTGGTTACGGTGGCATTACAACAATCTCAAGTCTTTACGCGCCAGGTGTTGCGTCTGAATCCAACACATTTGCGGTTAATACAACGAGCGGAACTTGTCTAGGTTTTACTAACCTAAATGCATCTTTGTTTGCGCAGTCGGGTTCATTTGGTGGCGGTTCAAAAGTTATGTTTATAGCCAACCGAACAACAGCCCCAACCACTAACCCGTCAGGTGGAGGTATCCTTTACGTCGAATCTGGCGCGCTAAAGTATCGCGGATCATCGGGCACTGTTACGACCATCGCAAGCGCATAATGGTCACCTACATTGAGCCATTCCCAGCATCGACTCGAGGCGACGAGTTTGGCAACATGGCCCCGTATCGCAAGAACCCTCACCGCGGTCAGGACTGGGCACCAGGCGCAGGCAAAATCATTCCAGCAATCACGGCCGGGAAGGTCACTGCTAACTTTTGGTCAGACGGACTAGGGCACTGCATTATCCAAAGCACGACCGACAAACTCTGGGTAATCTACGCTCACCTAGAGGCCAAGCCAAACCTATCCATCGGTCACGCACTCAAGCTCGGCGACCCTATTGGTAAAGTCGGAAACTCTGGCAGCCTAACCACCGGCTCGCACTTGCATCTCAGCATTGGCAAAGCCAAGAACGTTCATGAGGTCATCATGGCCAAGCTCGTAGACCCACTCAAACACATCACCGCGAACAAAGGATAAACATGAAACTCGACGCAGAGACTCGCCTATGGATCTACCGCATCGTCGGCGCACTAGTCCCACTATTGGTCACACTCGGACTTACCACCGAAGGAGTGGCCGGCCAGGTCATGAATGTTATCGCTGCTATTCTGTCGATTGGTAGTGCTACACTCGCAGCCAAGAACATAACCAAATAACAAAATCGAATCGGAGAACAAAATGGCTTTTGCCAAAGATTACGTCGACGTTGCCACTCGCATCCGCGACTTCAAAGCGCAATACCCCGAAGGCTCACTGCAACAAGTAAAGCTCGAGTTCCACACTATTGGCGAGCAAATGTTTGTCCTTTACGTCGCGGCCTGCTTCCGCGATCAGAACGACTCGAAGCCCGGCATCGGGACTGCATGGGAGCCAGTGCCAGGTAAGACTCCCTACACCAAGGACTCCGAGGTCATGGTCGCCGAGACCTCCGCTTGGGGACGTGCGATTGTTGCAGCTACTGGAGCCGACACCAAGAACATCGCCAGCCTCGACGAAGTGAATGCCCGTAAAAAGCCACAGGAAGCCGCTACGCGCGATTGGATAGCAGAAGCGACCAATCTATCAGCCGAGGGTAACAAAGACGCTCTACGAGCCTTGTATGGCGAGGCCGTCAAGAAAATAGCCCCGTCGCACGTCATCGAACGCATCCGTGAGCTAGGCTCAGAGACAAAATAAAGCCCCTGACGCGGAATCGGAGAACGCGCCAGAGGCAGAATCAGCCTATCAGTTATCGGAGGAAAACATGAGTTCAGAGGCTATGTCGGCAGTGCTTCATCACAGCCAAGCCAGCCCCCACGCCAAGTTAGTTCTTATGGCCATCGCCTATCACGAGAACGAGACCGGTGCCTGGATGAGTCAGGCCACATTAGCCCGGCTATGCAACATGAGCGAGAGAACAGTGCGACGGCACATCGCCGAGCTGCGCGATCTATTCGAGATAGACATCATTCACGACGGCGGCCAAGGACACGGTGCTCGAGTGACTAATCGCTACTTCATTATTCTTGATTGTCCCGAGGGTTGTGACCGGTCATTCTCACATAAAGAAACGTCTGCCGAGGTCATCAAGTTGACCGCTTCTCGGCGGGAGCAATACAGGTCAAAAGTGGTAGCAATACAGGTCAAATCTGGTCGCAATACAGGTCAAAAATGACCGCAATACAGGTCAGTAGTGACCTATAAATATAAACTAATTATAATTAACTTAAAATAATCTAGATAGGAAATCGGTATGAGTGAACGAATCATTATTGGCGGCGAAGTAGCATCAGCGACAGAGCGTGGCATGGTCACACTTTGGATCAGAAAAACGATCAAGAAAACTGGCAAGGAAATCTTCAAGAAATATGTAGTTTGGTTTGAAGCTCCAACCGGTGCCCAAAAAGGCGACTTTATGGAGATTGAATCGAACGATTGGTATGAGAAGGAAACGACTTACACCACGCAGGACGGCATCGAGAAGACCGGGCGCGAAACACACATAAACGAGCCACTGCTGATTACGCTTCGCGGAGGTATCGCCAACCTAGTTGCCAACGGCTCCGACATCACAAACGGGGACGGCTCAGAAGTAGACATCGCAGCTCCCTTCTGATGATCTACCACGGGTTCATTCAAGGCAAGCCAATCCCCCAGGGGAGCAAGACGGCCATGTGCATAAACGGCCGGGCAGTTATGTTTGAAGCCAACAAGAATCACAAGGCTTACCGCGCTTTATTGACTCATGCGTTCCGGGACTCAACCCCAACATTGAACCCGGTTCGCGTCGAGCTGATCTTTTATTTCAAGCGGCCTAAGTCAGTAAAGCGAGATCTGCCAAGTGTAAAGCCCGACATCGACAAGTTATGTCGCACCGTCCTCGATGGTGCAACGGGACTATTGTTCAAGGACGACAGCCAGGTAATCATTCTGAACGCACGCAAAGAATACGCAGAGGCCGAAGGTGTTCTCGTTCGCTGCTTCGATATCGACTCAGTAACGATTAGGTAACGACACGACACGTCTGTTGCAAATCACAACATTGAGCAAGAAACTAGACATACAGCAAAGAACGGAGAAAACAAATGCTGAAAGCAATCGGACTAACTTGGCTAGGTGCACTCGCACTCTATGGCCTGCTAACAATCACTGAAAACGCACCTGGCCTTGCAGCTGGGTTCATCATCACTGCAATACCCTTGAGCATCGCTCTACTGGTGAAGTGGAGCCGCTAATGGATCTCACTAAAATCGGCTGCGTGCAAGAGGCTCGCTTTATGGCCGAGATACTTATCGCCAACCCAACCCCCGATAACTTTGCCAGGTATCGCACTGCACTCGCGACTATCTGTCGAATCTACGATTGCGAAATCGAAGAAGCAACACACAAAGTTACAACTCTTATCGAATCCCAAATCTAAGGAGATAGAAATGGCACACGCAAGAATGACCGACCCGAGCACCTCACACTTGGCAGCCGCATCGGTAAAGAACGAAACCCTAACCAAGCGCATCATCCTCAACATCCTCAACGATCGAGCCATGACCGACGAGGAGCTGGTGCAAATGTATAGATTCATGTCTCTAAAAATCGACACAATCCCTCGAGCATCGGACTCAGGCATTCGCTCCAGGAGAGCCGAACTAACCAAAGACTTCAAAGTGTTTGCAGTCGGCTACAAAAAAACTAACTCAGGCCGTAAGGCGATTGTCTGGGAGGGAGCTTGAGCGACGACTTTAGCGACCGCATTCTGGCCATCGTCAAATCGGTCGATCAGGTAGCTCGGATACGCGAACGTATGGCTTTTATGCAAATACTAGACGAGGAACTCAAACACGTCACCTCACAGCTGGAACTTGACCTACTCGATAGAATCAAAGGCGCAATAGATCATCGACACAAGAACGGAGTAGACCGATGGGAATCCTCGACGGACTAACACCGATAAGGGACATAACTCCCTGTCGCGTGACCCGGCTAATCCTGGAACTCGACACAGACGACGCTCAGGCCTTACAGGATGCCTTAGTCGATGAACGATGGAGCAGCGCAGGATTATCTAACGCGCTTCGCAAGCGAGGCCTAACACTTGCAGCTGATACTATTCGCGCCCACAAAGAGACGCGTTGCCGGTGCTCGAGGATCTAATCGCGCCAGAGGAGGAGCCAGCCGACGTCAAGTTGCTTCGAGCTGCACTTCGACGAACTCAATCGGCACTCCTGGCTTCCAAAGACCGCATGGATCACTTGACTGAGGTTACAAAGGCCGCAGCATTCGACGCCATGCTCTCGATGGGAGGCGTGCCTAACGTAGTTGCGCCAACTAAAGACCGACGCAAAGGTCGAGCCGAGGTTGCTCTCTGGGTAATGGGCGACTGGCAAGGCTCAAAGGTCACCACCAGCTACAACTCGGACATTATGCGCAGACGCGTGCTCGAGTTTACCGAGCGAGCAATAAACATTACAGAGATACAGCGGTCGCATCACCCGGTGCGTGAGTGTTACATTGCGTTTACTGGCGACATGGTCGAAGGCTTATGGAATTACCCCGGTCAGGCTTGGGAGATTGACTCGACGCTATTTGAGCAATACGTCAACATCTCGCGCCTAATCGTCGATGTAATACAGCAAGCCCTAACTTGCTACGACAAAGTCACAGTCGTGCCGGAGTGGGGAAATCATGGCCGCATCGGATCTAAACGCGATGGAGTGCCTCGCTCAGACAACGTCGACAGAATGTGTTACGAACTCGCCAGGCAACTACTTGCCGCTGAGAAGCGCGTCACCTTTCAAGAGTGCCCAGAGGACATCCAGCGCCTCGAGATAGGCAACTACCGCGCCATCGTGCTACATGGTGATGAGGTAGGCCGTAACGGCTTTGCAAGCCCTAATGCAATCGTGACTCACGTTGCCAAGTGGAAGTCTGGCTCCTACCCTTGGGCATTTCGCGACGCATA